AAAGGTGTTCAACGCGGCGAAGTGCCGGGAAAAATTCGTATTCGCCAACGGCTAAAAGCGCCCCGCCCGCCGTCTGGTTAATGTCGTTAATGGCGCCGTAATTGTCGGCAGATGACAGACCGCCGTCGCGGGTGTATGTCCTTACAATTACCGTCGTTTCCGGCCGGTAAAACATTTGTTCAATCCAGAAAATGCCGTTACGGGTCGTAAGGCGTGCGCCGAACGGAGTAAGAATATTTTTTATAACGTCGTAACAAGACGTGTACTGCTCTTCACCTTTGTCGTATGTCTGCCAGACCGAATAATCCAAATATGTTTGAAACAACGCACACGGGTCTGTGCCGCCTATGGTCATTGTTTCCTCCCTTACATCTAACACCGTAGCGATAAAATTGTCGCCCGTTGCATAGTGTATCGAAACGTAGGGTAATTTTTTTAGGGCGTTCTTAATCATGTATAACGCCCGCTCTTTGCCTGCGTATGCTGCCGATGTATCTTTAAAGTCAATTGTTTTTAGTAATCCGATGCCGTCCGTTGCCCGGATGGTGAACTTTTGCGGGTAGTTTTCCTCTGAATAACTACCTACGTCCGGCACAATTTGCCCGTACCAAAACGGCGTTGGCGTACCTGTCCCCTTTGTGATTTTGATGGTAAAACGACCTTCGGCGGCAACTATTAAATCGGTAACGAGCGCAAAATCTGTGGCGTTTGCCAGCATATAATCAAACTCGCAATCTGTGGGGCTGATATGGTTTAAAATCTCATCGCCTTCACCGGACATACGCAACTGGAACCCGCCTTCGCCAATGTCGAAAGTAGTAGCCGTTCCGCTAAAAGCAGTATCCCAAATTTCTACATTATACGTTAGATTTTTGGTTGACTTATATGTTGAAAAAAACCGCTTCGCCATTATTTACCCCTTATTCGTTGCTGTGTTTTTGATGCCTTTGCCAATACCAATTCTAAATCCTGACCGCGTATTTTGAAGTTGCCGTTTAATGAAATCATTTGCCCGGCACTACCCATTATTGACTGCAACTTTGAAAGCGGGCTGATTACCTCCGGGTCGGATGCCGCGCCGGGGTTATCACCAACCATTGCCAGCGTTGGCCCGTATGCCAAACCGCCCTTTGCGAGTTTGGGTGCCGCTATTCTATTTGCAAGTCCATTAAGTAATGCGCCCGCTGCACCGGCGGCAACACCGGCGGCAATGATATTAAACGGAAACGGAACGCTTTGCAGCGCCTTTGAAACGGCGGCAAAAATGCCTTGTACGGCGTATGCTTTGGCTACTTTAATTGCTGATGAGGCTGCATTTTTTGCAAAGTCTTTCATGCTTACACTGCCGCTGTTGGTCATATCGACAATAGATGCGCCAACCGCCGCAAATATTTGCTGCTGTGCTTCACCGCCTGCCGTGAACGCATCCATCATGCCTTGAAAATGGAGCGAAAGCGTATCAAAGGCGGTTTGCGCCGTTGCCGCCGCTGTTGGAACCTCGCTACCTAATACAGCGACAAGATTAACCAATTCATCGGTTTGCTCCGATGTTACAACCGGCGGTAATTGACCTGTTGGTATTGTTGGGGCCGCACCCACTTCGCCGGACGCGCCGGTATTCCCTAAATTTTGCGCCGTCAAAACATCCAATGTGTTTATCAGGTCTTTCATTGAGGCGGTTTCTTCTTGCACCGCCTTTGTTTTCTTTTTACTACTTTCCGCTGCTGTATTTGTTGCCGCCGCCGCTTTATGTTGCGCCGGTTCTAACACTAAGTTGTCTTCAATGACTTTTCTAAGGGCCGCTTCTTCACTATTTACCGCGCTTATTTCCCGATTGATATTTTCAATAAGGTCTTTTTTGGTATTTGACGCCTGTTGCTCAAAAGCAGCAACGCTACCAAGCCCGCCCGTAGTTGCCTGAAAATTAGCAACACGGCTTTGTTCCTGCCTTAATAAATCTTCCTGTAATTTTAATTTTTTGCGGTCAATTTCAATCAGTTTTTCCTCTGCCGCTTTTACCCTTGCCGCTTTTAAAAGGTTGGCTATATATCCGTCGTAAGCCTCTGTTAACCCCTTAACGCTGTCGCCCTCTAATTTTAAGCCCTTGAAGTATTCCGGGCTTATTTCATTCAGCCGCTTAATGGCTGCTAATTTTTCATCGCGTGTAGTTGTTTCGCTTTTTAGAACACCAATGAGCGATTCGGTTTGAACCTTTTGTTCTGATATACTTTCGTTTGCCGTTTTTTCTACCTCATTTAATGCACGGGTAGTGTGCATTGCCTGTTCTGTTACGTCATTAAGTTTTTGAAATCCTAAATACAACGCGCCAATAATTGCAATCGCAGCACCTATGTACGTGAACTTCATTGCCGCGCTTAATTTGCCGAACTTATCAATCAGATTTAAAGCACCGCCGCCCAAAGAGGCCATTGCGCCGCCAACCGTGCGCAAACCAGAAACAAGCGTTTGCCCGGCAACAAATAGCCCGCTAAAAATCTTTAAAACCGGCCCCGCCGCCGCCGCGTATAAAGCGAAATTAATAATACTCTTTTTCGTTTCCGGGTCTAAGTTTCGGAACGCTGATGCCACCTGACCTAACCACCTGCTCATGTCTTCGGCAACCTGATTAAGATTGTACGCCTCGTTTATCCCGTCACCGATGGAAACAAAAAACTGTGTTAAGGCAGACCGCGCATTATCAATGGCGTTTTTTACACCGCCTTGCACGCGGGCTGTTTTCTGCAACCCTTCGGTTATTTTCGTTATAAATTCATCGGCACTTACTCCCATGTTGCGGATAGCCTCAGCATTTGTCGTACCAAACGCCTGCATTAATACTTTTGCAAGCGACGGCATATTTTCCAGAATGATCGTTAAATCCTCCTGCATTATTTTGCCCTTTGCCGCCATTTGCGCAAACTGCCGGGTAACGCCGTCTAATTGTTGCGCATTGCCGCCAGATGCCGCTAACGCGTTTGCAAGTTCTGTTAATGTCACCCGCGCCCGTTCTGCTGAAAAACCAACGGACTGCAAACGAATAGAACCTTTAACCGCCTGCTCTAAGTCAATGCCCGGAGCGAGTGCGACTTTGCGCAACGCCTCTAACTCTTTTGCTACCTGCGCTGTCGAATACCCCGCATCCACCATCGTCGTATTTAACGCCAACCGTAACGCCTCAAAATCGCCGGCCGCCTTAATTGCAACCGCGCCCAAACCCAAAATAGGCACACTAATCGCAGACATCATATTGTCAGCAATCCCGCCAATAGTTTGCGCACTTTGCCGCAATCGGTTTTCAACCTGTCGCATGGACTTGTCAAACTCCCGATACGCAACGCCCAACCGTATATTTAAGTCGCTAACTGATGCCATTTATTTACGTGCAAGTTTTGCCATTTCAGCGGGTGAAAGTGTTTTTGCTGTGCCTTGTTTTATCTGCTCCCTGAATGCTGCCGTCATTGTCTTGAACTTTGCTATCTCTTCCGGCAATTTATCGCCGTATGGATTATGCAGCGCCTTTACCTTTTCCCATGCAAACCGCCCTAAATGATCGGGCCTTATCGTTTTTTTGCCAACGTGCGGCAAAATTGACCAATAGGCTATCTGCCGCGCCCGTACCCATGCCTCGCGGTCATCTCTTTGTTTCGCATTAATACGAGCCTGAAAAAATCGCGGGGTAGTGTACCAAAATTCATCTTCGGACATTCCGCACCATGCCGCCGCCTCTATGCAGGATTGCCAGTAATCGACGGGTTCAATATCTCCCCCGGCGTTGCGGCTTCGCCCTCCTCTGCTGCTGTTGGGGCTTTTGGCAGGGCGTCTGTAATCATTTCGACAATAAGCGGGATATTTTCGGCCGTCATCCAACCAGCAACATCCTCGATCATTCCGGCAAATGGTTTACCTGTTTTGTTGCCTCCCGCCTTAAATGCGCAATATGCCAGATCAATAAAAAACGAAAGCCCAACATCCAACGGGCTAAATTCTGTATTTTCAGAAAGCCCGACGGCGGCAATAAATTCCTTCATCGGCTTTTTACCCGTCATTTTTTCGTAGTGGTAAAAAGCCGCGTTGCCGCAAAGTATCGGCACTTGTTTGCCGTCAAATTCAACGTACTGTAACATGTTTATGTGGTGTTAATTAAGGGCGGCTTTTACACCGCCCCCTTTGTTTTAGTTTGTGGTTTCAGCAATTGCACCGGAGCCGGTAAAACTGAAATCGTATGTGCCGTTTTCGTCGGAACCCGGCGAACTGGCAGACAGCGAAGCGAGGTAAGCCGTACCGCCGTAAACCGTGTCACCTGTTACGGTTGTGCCCCATGTCACCGTCGCCGATGTTTGGCCGTTGAATAGGGCGAATAGGTCGGAAAATGTGTAGGTGCCGTCATAACTGAATAGGGCGCTACCTGACACCTCCCAACTACGCTTTGCGGGCAAAATATTGTTCCATGACGCACTGTCTTTGCAGGTAGTGTCCCTGAACTCTTGCGTCATTGATACGGACGCATCGGTGAGGCACGAAATAGTTGTGCTGCCTACTTCGATAACCAAAATTTTACTGTTTACTATGCCGGTTGTAGCCATATCGCTTATTTTTTAATTTTAGTGTCTGTTTTTGTGTTTTCCTTTTTTGGTTTTTCTTCGCTGGTATTTGCTGAAAAATTTGTGAGCATTGCGGCCATTTCATCGGACAACGGAGCGCACGCGTTTGCGGTGATAAGCGGCTGTTTAACGCAGCGGGTATAATCGGCAACCCGCTTCAAAATGCCCTGCTCTATTAACTGGCTTGTAAGCGGCTCTTTTAATGAGCGAACCACCGCGCCCGCCGGTATCGTCTTAATCGGGTTTTTCGGGTCTGTCCACGCTTGCTGAAATTGGTATCTTTCCATTATTGTACTATTTTGCGCATACCCGCAGGCATACCGTATATGTTTACACCGCTTAATAAATATTCCTGTCCTACTGCCAGTCCGCCCGCTATTGCCGCATCATCGCTTGCGTAATATGGCAACGCGCCGGGATTAGTACCGGGGCCGCCGACAATAGAATCCATTTTCAAACGGATTTGGTAAATGTCAGAATGCAAAAACAACCGCATTTGCTCCGATGGGGCTTGCACGTCAATTACTTCCTGGCTGCCGTTTTCAAACTTAATACCGTCAACGGGGTTTGTGAACGCCATAAACGTAACATCGCCCCGGAACCCGTCAACCGCCGCCCGAACCGCCGCCCGAACTTCACAACTCGCAGCAAATGTTTTGGCGAAGTGGTCAACCTGAACGCCCACAAAGTCTACCGGCGAAGTTTGTCCCTTGCATACGGTTGGTTGATCGGAAATCATACGTACCGTAACGAGTGGATATGTTGGGCCGTCGGGGGCTAACAACGGATACACACGGCTGCTAACGAGCGCAAATGCTGTCGCGTCGTCTGCAATTAGTTTCCGTATGATGCCCGACATATTCATTTTTTAATCCTTTTTATCAGTTTTTGAAGGTCTGTAATTATAGCATTTCTGGTTTGCGCCCGCATCCGTCCCCATGTAGGGCCAACAAATGGCCGCGCTGATGTGTTTTTTGTTCCTTTTTCAATCATTCCGGCGTAGTATGCGTCCGTCCTGCCTGTTCCGGGGCCAAATGCGCCCGTCGCTGAACCCTTTGCAAGTTTTGCGCCGATGGTAACGCGGTATTTTGCGCCCTTAAAACGGAACGTTTGAAACGATGCCGCAAGGTTGCCCGGTCTGTATATTGCCACCACGCTGCCTTTACCACGTCCGGCCCTTATTCGCCTGCTTAATCCTGCCGACCTGTACCGTTTGTGTATTTTTCGGCCGTGTGGAGCAGCGATAAAAAGCGCATTAACAACAGGCTTTGCTGAACGGCTTAAAATAGCCGCCGTTTGTGTTTTTGCCTTTTGTGATATTAGTTGCAACTCCTTTATCAGTGTTTCAACTTCGCTTTTTAAATGTCCGTTCATGCCGTTTCAAAAAGTGGGCGACCAATTACGCCGTTCAGGGTTTCACCAGCCGCCAACACCACATAATTTTATACAGACGATGAACAGTGAATTTTCCACCGGCCCGTTAATCTGCTTTTATCAATCGCGTTAACGTCAAAGTATTTGCTGTCAAAACTGATTCGATCACCGACCGTTATATCCGTTGCGCGTATCTCAAAAATCATTGAGCGCGTTGCTACATTTAATCCATCCTGAAAACCCTCATCTGATTTTGTAAGCGGGTAATTAGCCGCCGCCCAGGTCGTTTCCAGATTGGCCCACGTTTGCACCTTTTCACTATATGCGTTTTCGGCCGTCGTTGCCCGTTGGATAATTATTTGCTCATCGAGCGTGCCGATTGCCTCGTTTTTATTCCGCTGCATTATATACCCTGTTCAACTTTGTACGGCCCTAAATACATTTCTGCTGCTGTCGGCATTTGCCTAACACTATCCATTCGATTTTCAAACATATCAGCACAAACAAGCCTGATTCCTATTTTAATATCCTCCGGGATAGCCGCCGCATTTGCATAACCAGCCGCATAAACGATCTTAATCTGAAACGGTGAAATACTGCCAAAAGTCCACCCGTCCGGCGCATAAACACGGGGCTTGTTAAAGTCCGCATTTAGTAGCGAAGTGGTGGAAAGTGGCGTAAATGTGGCCGTGTCGTCTGCCGTGTTTGCCGATACCGATGTTATGGAAATCGGGTTGCCGATTTTGAGCGAAAAGAAGTCAGGCGGGCTAAAAACCATTGCGCCACTTGAAAGCATTACCGCCGTGCCGCCGGTGCCGGGCGAAGATGTGAATATCTCCGTAACCGTGCCGGGCAACATTAACCGCCGGGTGTAATTTTCAACCCAACGTGTAGCGGCTTTTGCATAACTATCTATCAAAGAATCCTCACTGCTGCCAGTTACGCGCAAATGCGCTTTCATTTCGGACGTTGTGAAAACTGCCGATGAACTGTAACTTATTAACAGTGAAGATTCCTGATAGATAGCGCGTACTGACATTATCCTTTTTCGATGTTGCGTTTAACCTTGCGTTCAACGTCAGCGCCGGTAATTTCTGCACCGCCTGATTTAATTTCGATAGCATGGTTGCCACGAATTAAATCTTTAAGCCGCGCAATTATTGCCGGGTCTGCACTGCTGATAACTTCGCCTTTTCGATAGGCAAAATATGATCCGCCGCATGGTTCTATAATTTCTACCGTCATAATTAAGACTAAGATGCTGCGGTAATAAGGTGCTTAACTGCGGTTGTATCAAACAATTCGCCGTCCCAACGAGCGAAGGCGTAGAACGCTACCTCACCGTTTGGCATTGAACTGAAATCATTACGCATAATCACCATATCGCGCACGATACGAATGTTGTATTTGGCATAATCGCCAAACAGCATGATTTTACTGGACGCGTCAATGGTGCTATCCATGTCCTGATTTAACCAGTATTTGTAGCCGTTAATCATCGCCGGGCTTCCATCACGGAACGAAGGCTGCCACGTTCCGGCAAAGTCATTCGTTGCGGACAAAGACAGTGTTTTGATGGTTTTCAACATCGCGTCGTGAAGCATATAGCCGCAAGAAGGCGAACGCCGGTAAGCCGGGTCAACGGCGTGCTCCAGTGCGATAATTTCGGCCAATGTGATAGCGGTTGCAGATGCAGCGGTAACGCCCAAAGTCGAAGCGGTTACAACACCGTTAGGATCACCGGAACCATCACCCAATGTTAGGGTGTTATTAGCGGCGCGGCCAAAAGATTCTCCGAACGCCTCGCGGAACTCCTGTACAATATCGAAGGCGCTGTCTTGCAGCAATTCCCAGGACACTTTGAGCGCATCGGTATATTTGTATGCATCCATCACCTTTTGCGTGTAGGTAATATCCTGTACAGCGATAGCGCCACTTTCTGCTGTTTTCACGGCAGCGCGGCCGGTAAAGTCGCGGGACGGGAATGTAATTTGGTTGCCGCTGTCAGTCACACGAATACGGCCGATCTGCAAAATGCCGGAATAGTCTTTCATCAAACCGATCATTTCGTTTTGCAACTCAACCGGAACCATGTAACCACCCAAACCGGCGGTGCCGGAAATTTGAGTAGATGTACCACGCGTTTCGATATGTGCACGGAACATCCGTTTTGCGATCTCTTTTTCCTCATTCGGCAGTGATTCAAAACCAAATTGCATAGCGCGTTTGAAAACGTGCATTTGTTCATCTTTCGGAGCAAGTTTGCCGTCCGGCTTTACACCGCGCTCTTCCTGCTGTTCAAAATGATTTTCAATCGCTACCTTTTCGGCTTCCTGAATGCGTTGGAAATTTGCAAGGCGTTGTTCCAGGTCGTTTTGAACCTCATAGGCTTTATCAAACTTTGACTGCAATTCACTTTTGCGCTCCTGTGTAAGCCCTTCGGTTAATTGCTCTTTAGCGGTTTCTTTCATTACCGCCACCGCTTCATCGTGTTTTTGCTTTAATGCACGAAAATCCATAGTGTTTGTATTTATATGTTTGAGTATTGCATCCGTACTGCTTCGGCAATGCGGAGGCGGTTTGTGTTTACTTGTAATTGGCGGGCATAAAGTTCCGCGTCTGTTTCTGTTGGCGTTTCACCGTCCGGTATTTCAGGCGTTTCCGGTTCGTTTATTTCCACCTCAACTTCGACGGTGATTTTCATTCGCTCTTCATCTGCGGTCTTTTGCTTTTCAATCGCCTTTAATAGGTCTTCGCCCTTAATTGTTGGGCTATTGCCCGTTTCGCTAATCCCCAAAAACTTGTTTCTTATCTCAAAGAGCGGGGATTCGTTTCGGCTTGTTGCGCTGGTCGCGTCATACGCCGGATATGTCACCGGCGAAACGTCGTATAATTCAGCACCCTTTGTCAATTCCCGGACGTCAATAACACCGCCGTATGTCAGTTTTTCGATAATATCCTGCGGGAATACGCCGGAAAACTCCGACGGTTGCGCCTGTCTCCATGTCTGCTCTGCAACGGTGAAAGCGAACGACGACTGATAAATATATCCGCTGCGCACTTCCTCATAGGTATCAGCGCCGATGGTTGTATTTGGTACGGTGGATTCATAATCTAATCCCGCCGCGCTAAATGTCAGTTTCAGCGTGTTGTTTGCCGTCCGGCCCAAAACAAGATTAGGGTCGTGGTTTTTCAGGCACGCCGTTGAGCCGGTACGGATACCATCAAAAAAGCCTGGCTTAATCATTTCCACGTACCAACCCATATTTGTGGGCGTGTCATAAACGGCAGCCATGCCACCGATTTTTTTAACCCCGTCGGCTGTTGCGCGGTGTTCAATGTTGAATGTCCGACGTTCAACCAAGTCGTTAGTTTGCTGCTTGCGGTGTTCCATCGTCTGTATTTTGTTGCCCGGTTGCGGCCGGGTCGTTATTTAAAAGTGCGGGGTCGGGTTCTTTGCCAACCTCAACCATATTCAGCGGGCGGTAATGCGCGTTTCCGATACCGCCCGGCAGTTTATTCATGTTTTCAAATTTGCGCGCCTCGTCAATGCTGAATACCCCATTTTGCAGCATTTGAACAATAAAGGTTGCCCGCGATGCTGTATCGCCACGTAAAAGGCTGTCAATATTGTATCGGTAAAAGAGGTTCTTTTTGTCCGACATTCGCAAAATGCGGCGGTTCAATTCGCCTTCGCGTTTCTTTACGATTGGCCGGATGGTGTCACGGACAAATTCTAAACTTTGGTGTTCGATGTTGGAAAATGTAGCGTTATCCATTTCCGCAACTAAGTGCGGCGGTACGCCAAAAATCCGACACACGTCCAAAACGGTCATTTTGGAAGCGGATATGTATTCTAAATCTTTGGGCGATATGGTAAGTTGGTGGAATTTCCGGCCCTGCGTTAATACACCGATGCCCGATGTGTTTTCATGGTCTTGCATTACCGTCATAAACGACCGGCGCAATTCTGCAATTTTTTCAGCGTTCAACGTTCCGGGGTCTTCAACCACACCGCGTAAATACCCGCCTTTGTACATTGAGGACATAAAGTCATTGGCGGCAATGGCGCTGCCAAAAGTGGACTTCGCCATTTGCAGCGGACTTTTACCTACTAAGCCATCGTCGGACAAGTGCCCTTTGAAGTGTAGCACTTCCCAATCTGCCAGAACTTCGCGTTTGCTGTTATATGGATTGTCGTAAATGTAGAATAGTTTGCCATGCTCATAGTACACCTGTACGCAGTCGGGGCGCATTATTTCCATTTGCCGGATGCGACCACCTTTGCCAAAATAGAGTTTACTGTAAGAATTGCCCTGCAATGTTTCGTGAAACATTGTTGTGCTGTCAAATGTAAACTTATCGTAAAGGGAATTCGGTTCGCTGCAAACTACGTCGTATTCCGGCAGGTCGGTAACGGCTTCAATATCACCGTTAGGAAGTTCTTTGTACAGTCCCAATGAAAGGGATGCAATGGTATTGGATAGGATACGGCAGCAAGCGTGAACGGCTGTTACCGCTAATACGGTTTCTTTGGTAACTGCAACACCGGCTGACGTGACGCCGCCGGTTGCCCAATCCATAAACCATTGGTCAGGAGAAGACAGTGTTGAGCGCGTTTCCTGCTGTGTTTGTGCAGGAACGTACCCTATTTTTTGCAAAAGATTATCAAAAAGCCGCATTATGTGCAAAGTTGTTGCAATAATGCGGCCACATGGTTACGGTAATGGTAACAAAAAACGGGGCAATGGTAACAAAATGATACTATTCGTTGCGATTGTTTGCCGTTTCGCTATTTGATTGATTTTCTTTTCTGTTTTTCCTGCGAATAGACAGCACTTTGCGAAACGTTGCCCAATTTTTATACTTCCTGCTGCCGGTGTTTGAAATATATTTACCTTCCGCTCTCAGGTAGCAGTAGTATTTCTTTGCATACGGGTCTAATCGCATTTCCTCAAAGTACATTTCCTCAAATGTTACGCTGTCTTTTGTCTTCATGTCTTACTTTAAAAGCGTTACCCATTCCGGCACATTGTCGAACGGGTCAAATACAACCATTTTTGCCTTCATTGTGGCCTCGTCTGCTGTGTAAGAAATACAGATAAGTTTCAGCCGTTCGGCCGTTGCTGATGGGTGTTCATCATGTCCTAATTCAAACATTTTTTTCATGTCGAAAATCAGGGTTTTGTCCGGCTTGTCAAAATTGAAAGCGGGAATTTCTTTGCCATACGCCGCCGCTTCGCCGGGGCTTCGGTCAAACTGCATAACAATGTCGTCGTCATCTTCCTGCCAGCGCAAAACATTAGCGTCTTCGCTGGTGATTGAAAGCACATTGTTGTACCATGCGCCTAACCCTTTGAAAAATTTAGCGCGTTCTGTGAGGTACGGGTTTTGTTTACTGAATTTAAGTATCATATTGTGTGGTGTTAAGTTTTTACAATTTGTGGGTTTTGGAAAGTAAATGTTTCGGTATCTAAATCACATACCCACACCGTCGCGGGCAGCGGGCCTTTCCCGTCTTTGAAACGCTGCCAGTAGATCGCATCAAGATCAACCGGTACGGCGTAAAATATGCCTTTGAAAAGTTCTAATTTATATCTCATAATTGTGCAAATAAAATTTCATCATCTGTTACGTTTGGGTATTCCTGCCACTGGCCGTAACTAATTACCATCGCTGTCACCGCGTCAATCTTTGCGCCGTCGTTCGGTTTGCCTAACATTACATTGTCATTGACCTTATTAATCAATTGCACATTCGACAAACACCACAACAAAACAGGATTGTTGCCATGTGCAAGTTCTCTGTTCAGCGCCGCCCGTTCAACGAGTTTAATCATTGGCGACATAGTGGACACGTTTTGCGCGTATTTCTCCATCTGTACGCCCTCATCAATCAGGTCGGTCGTTATGTGTGTTGCCGCATACGGGTCATATCCAATTGAATGAATATTGAACATACCGGCCAATTCTAAAATCTTTGCCTTAATGAAATTAAAATCTGTCACGTTGCCCGGAGTTAAAATCAAATAGCCCAGGTCAGCCCACTGCAAATACGGAACCGCGTCTAATTCGTGTCGCTTCATTGCCGTATCGGTTGCGCAAAATGCGAAGTAGATAAACTTTACCCGTTCTCCCGCTTCCTTTGGTGGAAAGCATAAACACAATACCGATAAGTCGGAAACCATTGCCAAGTCCAACCCGCCAAAACAGATTCGGCCTTTGAGCGATTCCATTAACTCAGCGGGCGTTTGTTCGCCTGCATTATCGCGCCAAATTTCATTTGATAACCACGGCGTTTCGGACTT